ACAAGTAGCAGAACAACGTAAAGAGCTAGAAGCCTATGCTGAGAGTATAAAAGCTCAAGAGCAAGCCTTTCAAGAGCAGATGCAACTTAACAATGTCTTAATTGAAGATGTAGCAAAAATCACATCATTAGACCAACAATTAAACCAATATGCAAACGTGAATTGGCAACAATTGTCTGATAATGACTTTGTGGAAGCACAAAAACTTTTCTTTACATACAACCAACTACAGCAAGAACGTAGTCAACTTGTTTCACAGTTTGAAGCCAAAAAGCAACAAGTCGTTCAGAAGCAAACGCAATTGATGTCTGAGAAGATAGCAAAAGGAAAAGAAATTCTAGCAAAAGAGATACCAAATTGGAGTCCTGAGACTAACCAAGCATTGTTATCTACTGGCAAGGATTATGGTTTTTCAGATGCCGAACTCAATTCAATTGTTGACCCTCGTCACGTAAAGGTATTGCATGACGCTATGCAATGGCGAAAACTTCAACAGAATTCTACTGTAAAGAAAAAAGTATCAAGTGCTAAACCAGTAGTGAAACCTGGTTCTAAAGATACTAAAGCGGAAGCTAATTCTAACCACCGTCAATTACGTGAGTCATTACGTAAAACAGGTAAGTCAGATGCAGCTCAAAAACTTATAGAAAACATGCTTTAATTTACAAAGGAAAAAATAATCATGCCAGCATCAGCAACCAATAGTTATACCGGTAAAGGTATAGCAGAGTCATTTGAAGATATCATTTTTGATATTTCTCCAGAAGACACACCATTGTTATCAATGGCAAAAAGAATGTCAGCAGGTCAAACTTACCATCAATGGCAAACAGACGCATTAGCAGCAGCAGCTACTAACGCTTCAGTTGAAGGTGATGACGCTTCATTCTCAACATTAGCAGCAACAACAGTATTAGGCAACTATACTCAAATCTCACGCAAAACAGTTCAAATTTCAAACACATATGACGTAGTACGTAAGTATGGTCGTAAGTCTGAAGTTGCTTACCAACTTATGAAAGCTGGTAAAGAAATGAAACGTGACATGGAGTTTGCTTTAGTACGTAACCAAGCATCATCAGCAGGTGGACCAGCAACAGCTCGTACATCAGCAGGTATTGAATCTTGGATTACTAACCGAGTAATTGCTACAGGTTCTACAGCAGGTACAACACCTGGCTTCGTAAACGGTATTGTTGCAGCTCCTACAGACGGTACTTCAGTAACATTCATTGAAGCAGACTTAAAGTCAGCTTTACAATTAGCTTGGACAGATGGTGGCGAGCCATCAACAATCCTTATGTCAGCAACTAACAAGTCACGTTTCTCTGGCTTTGCTGGTATTGCTACTAAGTTTGTAGACGTACAAGTTAAAGCACAGGCTTCAATTACTGGTGCAGCAGACGTTTACGTTTCTGACTTCGGTAATCATACTGTGAAACTTGACCGTTTCATGCGTGACCAAGCAGTTCTATGTATTGACCCAGGCTATGTTGGTTTAGCTTCACTACGTCCTTTAAGCAAAGAAGAACTTGCTAAGACTGGTGACTCAACTAAATACCTATTGACAGCAGAGTACGCACTTGTGGTTCAAAACCCAGATGCACATGCTAAGATTCAAAACGTAGGTGCTTAGTAATTAGATATGATATAATGGAGGGAATTAATTTTCCCTCTGTTGTATTTTTATTATGCCAATATTATTTGACCACAATAGCGTAACAGGTGTAAGTCAGTACTTTGACTATGACCCAGCTAAAGATACATACTACCTAACCTCTACTCAAGACTTGAGTGGCATGTTAGACAAGATTAAAGAAGCAAGAGATAACCCTGAAATTTGGAATAAGGGCGTTCAAGAAGAATGGGCGCACTTTGCTAGTATTCCACCTGTAGTGGAAATGCAGTTAAAGCAAAAGGGTATAGATATGTATAACCCACACCAAACTAAAGAACTCATAAAAGAAATAAACGAAAACTATCCATATCTCAAGTTGACAACAAAGAATGGATAAACAAGAAATACAAAAGATACAATTAGCCATACATGACCTTATCAATCAGGAAAAGTATGACGAAGCATTACCACTTATATATTCTGTATTAGAAGAATATCCTAATGAAGCCGCTACATTAAACTTCTTAGGTTATATCTGGTTAATGGGCGATAAGCCTGCATTTGCATATCAGTTCTTCCGTAGAGCATTACAAGAGATGCCAGGCAATAAAGCTATATGGACATCACTAGGTCGTGCAGCACATGAACTAAACATGTATGAAGATGCTCTAAAGTATTTCTTAAAGTCAGCAGAATTAGACCCTACATACGCATTAGCTTATTCTAATGCAGCAGCAACGCTAGTACAAACATCTAAATGGGATGATGCAGAGAAAGCCTGTAAGATGGCTTTAGAATGTAACCCTAACGACTTACATGGTCAACTAAACCTAGCACACACTTACTTAGCTAAAGGTGAATGGGATAAAGGTTGGGCAGAATGGCATAAGTCACTAGGTGGTAAGTTCCGTAAAGAATGGGTATATGGTGACGAAATAAGATGGGATGGCACTAAAGACAAAACACTTATTATCTATGGCGAACAAGGTCTAGGTGATGAGATATTTTATGGTAGCTGTATTCCTGATGCTATTAGCTCTAGTAAGCAAGTCTATATAGACTGTGACCCAAGACTGGAAGGATTATTTAAACGTAGCTTTCCAGAAGCAGAAGTTCATGGCACTCGTAAAGAAGATAGCCCTGAATGGTTAGCAGATAAGAAGTTTGATTACAGATGTGCCATAGGTGGTTTACCACAGTTCTTTAGACATACGAATAAAGACTTTCCTGGCACACCTTATCTAAAAGCTGACCCTGAAAGACGCACTATGTGGCGTGGGTTATTTGACTCATGGGGTAAGAAAGTTATAGGTCTTACGACTAAAGGTGGTATTAAACATACTAACGCTAAAGGTCGTGAACTAACACAAGAAGATATAGAACCATTATTAAAGCTCAAAGACTATGTGATAGTCAGTTTAGATTATAGCGTAGAACGCAAATTAGACGGTGTTAAATACTTTGATTTTGCAACAAGTGCAAAAGACTATGATGATACAGCAGCGTTAATAGCTGAATGTGATATGGTCTTAGGTGTAAATACAACTGCTCAACATTGTGCAGCAGCTATGGGAGTAAAGACATGGTGTCTAGTTCCTACATGGCATCAATGGCGTTATGCTCAACCTAGTATGCCTTGGTATCGTCACATGAGAATTATCTACCAAGACAATGATACTTGGAAAGAAGTTATCAATAAAGTGGCTAAACAGTTAAATGGGACTTGGTGATTGGTTAATGGCATCAGGTGATGCTAAAGAAGCTCACGAAAGAACCGGTAAGAAGGTTAAGTTAGGTGATGGCGTTAGAATGTCATGGGATGGTCAAGTATTTGCTAACAATCCTAGAATGGCTAGTAACTCTGATACAGACGTAGTATGGGTTAAAAACTATCAAGGTCATAGACCATATCTCAAAGGCACTAAGAATGGTCGGTTATTATTCAATGATGACTATAAGCCTAGAGTAGGCGAAATATACTTTAGTGAACAAGAACAAGAAGTCATAGATAAAATAGATAAGGACTACATAGTAGTAGAGCCTAATGTTAAAAGAGTCTATGCACACACAGTTAATAAAGCATGGCATGATTGGGAAGAGTTATTTAAACATGACTTACCATGGCTACAGTTAGGTGATGTTACTGTAAAACGATATACAAAGTGGAAAGAAACAAATACCTTTAGAGAAGCATTACAAGTATTAAGCAAAGCAAAGTTATTTGTAGGCACAGATGGTGGTTTACATCATGCAGCAGCAGCATTAGGCATACCTTCCGTAGTGATATGGACAGGTTTTACTTCACCGAGGCACTTAGGATATGACACCCATAGAAATATACATGACGGTTCAGAGCCATGTGGGACTTATGATAGCGTATGTCAACATTGCCTTCTAAAAAGCAAAGCAATCACCGTAGAACAGGTTTTAGATGCAGTTAATACTGAGTGGCATAGAACGCAGAGATAAGGTCTTAAAACGCTTGCAAAAGCATTGTAAGGGTATTTTAACAAGAGAATGGGATGGTAAGTCTATTCCAGTTGTAGTAGGTAATTTACAGGGTGCAGATAAGATACAAATAGCCTGTAGAGAACAAAACATACCTTATATTCTAATAGACCATGGCTACTTTCACAGGTCATCTGAATTAGAATGGGCTAGATTCTGTGTAAATAACTACCATTGCACAGATTGGCGTGTATCAGATAGAGAAACACCTAAAGTTCACGAGTATCGTAGTGGTGAAAACGTAGTTGTGTTACCTCCACCAGAAAAGATAGCTTATATTTACCAAACTTCTAATTGGTTAGACAGAACGGTAGAAGAGATTAGAAAACATACAGAAAGAAAGATTGTCATTAAGCGTAAAGGCGAAGGTGACTTTAAACAAACATTAGAAAAAGCTCATGTCATTGTGAGTTTTGGTAGTGTCGCAGATGTAGAAGCACTTATTCGTGGTGTTCCTGTCATAGGTTCACCTTATAGCCCTGCAAACCCTGTATCCAATAACATTAAAGACATAGAAAACTTAACATATTTTGACAGAACAGCATGGTTAAGCTCATTAGCTGCTAGTGAATGGCATAAAGATGAGATGGACAAGTGCTGGGATAGACTAAAAGGACAATTAGATGGCGTTTACTAACTATACCTCGTTTGTAACTACGGTAGAAAACTACTTAGCACGAACAGACTTAACATCACAGATACCTGACTTCATTCAGATGGCACAATTTAGAATGACTCGTGATTTAAGAACAGAAAGAATGTTAAAAGTCGCTACTGCTGACACTACAGATAGCACAGTAGGCTTTCCTACAGACTTTTTAGAAGTCAGAGAAATACACATGTTAGGTAACCCACCTGTGTTACTAGAGTTTCAGTCACCTGACTTATTCTTTAGAGATGGTCAAACAACATTATCAGGCAGACCTCACTATTTTACAATGTTAGGTACAGAATTTAAGTTTGCACCAGGTCCTGATACAAGCTACACAGTTCAAATTTTATATTATGCTCAACCTACATTTATCTCTAGCACAACAGCTAGTAATTTGTTCTTAGCATACTATCCAGATGCTCTACTTTACGCAACTCTAGCAGAGGCAGAACCATATCTTATGAACGACCAAAGAATTGCTACATGGTCTGCTTTATACGATAGAGCAATTGCGAATATTAAGAAGAGTGATTTAGGTGCAACATATCCATACACAACATTAAGCGTAACACCAAGATAAAGGAAAAATCATGGCAGAAATGAGTAACTTTTTAGAGAACGCATTAATCAATGCAACTCTACGCAACACAACATATACATCAGTCGCAACAGTATATGTATCACTATGGACTTCAGACCCTACAGACGCAGGTAGTGGTACAGAAGTATCCGGTGGTTCATACGCTAGAACAGCAGTTACATTTGGTGCACCATCTAACGGTGCATCTACAAACTCTGCTGACGTTACATTCCCAACAGCAACAGCTTCATGGGGAACAGTAGGTTGGATTGGTATTAATGACGCAGCAACATCAGGAAATCTTTTATACCATACAGCTTTGGATACAGCTAAAGCTATTGACTCTGGCGATATCTTTAAGATTTCAACAGGTAACCTTTCAGTTACATTAGCGTAAGGATAAATCATGGCTCTAGTCGTTAAAGATAGGGTAAGAGAAACCACTACGACCACAGGCACAGGCACAATTACATTAGGCGGTGCTACTACAGGATTTCAGTCATTCTCTGTAATTGGTGATACTAATACTACGTTCTATACGATACAGTTAGCCAATACAAATGAATGGGAAGTAGGTGTAGGAACATATACACTATCAGGCACTACTTTATCTAGAGATACTATATTAGAGTCTAGCAATAGTGGAAGTGCAGTTAATTTTAGTGCAGGTACAAAAGATGTCTTTGTTACTTACCCTGCTGAAAAAGCAATCTATTTAGGTAATTTACCTACTAAAATGGTAGTGACTAAAAGAGATACAACTACTGCTGACGTTGCTTTGGCTAATGGTTTTTTACCTGTATTAAATAGAAGTGGCTCAACAATTAATGTTACAGTAAGTTAAGGAAAATTATGGCAACTCGTTATGGATTAGTGCTTAATGGCACAACAATACAAGAATTACAGTCAGGCGATACTATTATTGGCTTAACTTCTAGTACAGCACTTCAAAAAGGTGATGGCTCTACTGGATTAACTGCGGCTTCTGCTGGTACAGACTATGTAGCTCCAGGCACAGCAGCTACATTTACAGCTACTCAAACATTTAATTCAGGAAACTTAAAATTAGCTGGTTCTACAAGTGGTACATCTACACTTAATGCTCAAGCTACAGCAGGCACAACAACATATACACTACCTAACGCAACATGTACTTTAGGATTTTTAAATATTCCAGCAGTTGGAACTAAAACAGGTTCATATACTTTAGCTACAGCAGATGTTGGTAAATATGTACAAGTTGGTTCAGGTGGTTCTATTACTATACCAGATGCAACATTTGCTGAAGGTGACGCTATTTCAATATTTAATAATACATCAGGAAATATAACAATCACTTGTACAATTACTACAGCATATATAGCAGGTACAGATTCAGATAAAGCGTCTGTAACTTTAGCAACAAGAGGCGTAGCTACAATATTATTTATTAGTTCAACAGTTTGTGTTATTTCAGGAAATATTACATAATGAGTGGAATAATGCAAATGTTTATTGGTTCAAAACCTACTATCACTACTGTATCTGCATCCTATCTTTCTGTGGCTGGTGGTGGCGGTGGTGGTGGTTTTGGTGGTGCTGGTGCTGGTGGGTATTTAGCTTCTACATTTACATTATCTACAACTACAACATATACAATTACTGTTGGTGGTGGTGGTGCAGGAAGCACATCTCTTCAAGGAACAAACGGAACAGACTCCTCTATTTCAGGCACAGGGCTTACTACTGTAACCTCTGTAGGTGGTGGTGGTGGAGGTGGAGTTGCAGCTTCACCTGGCAACAACGGAAAAGATGGAGGTTCAGGTGGTGGTGGCGGTAATTCTAGCGTATCACCTTATGCAGGTGGAACAGGCGGAGCAGCAACAGCAGGACAAGGTAATGCTGGTGCAACTGCTGGTGGAGGAGGTAACGCTGCCGCAGGTGGAGGCGGTGCTGGTGCAGCAGGAGCAGCCAATGTTACTTATGGTGTAGGAGGTAATGGTGGTAACGGAAGTGCATCTTCTATTTCAGGTAGCTCAGTAACCTATGCTGGCGGTGGTGGTGGAGCTGGAACTAATACAGCTGGAACAGGTGGAACTGGGGGCGGTGGAGCTGGTGCGGCTTACTTAATATCAAATGCGGTTTCAGGAACTGCAAACACAGGTGGTGGTGGTGGTGGAGCTTATAGCATTTATCAAGGCTCAGCAGGAACAGGCGGTTCAGGCGTAGTTATTATCTCATACGCTGGCTCACAAGTATTTACAGGCGGAACTGTAACATCATCAGGTGGAAACACAATTCATACATTTACATCTAGCGGAACATTAAGTTAATTAAGGAGCAGTAACTTGGCACATTTTGCACAAACAGAAAATAACATTGTAACTAAAGTTATAGTGGTAGATAACAAAGATACTTCCAATGAAGAAGGTGTTGAGATTGAACAAATAGGTACAGACTTTTGCTCTAATCTTTTAGGTGGTACTTGGAAACAAACATCTTATAACGGGAACATTCGTAAGAATTATGCTGGTGTAGGATACACTTATAATGAAACATTAGATGCTTTTATTGCACCTAAACCATTTAATTCATGGTTATTAAATGAAGCAACTTGCCAATGGAAAGCTCCTGTAGATTATCCTACAGACAATAAAAGATATACATGGAATGAAGCAACAACATCTTGGGATTTAGTAGAAGAGGCTGTGTAATAAATGTTTGGCATAAGTGCATTTGCTGAAACCTCCTTCAGCACACTAGGTAAGATAGGAGGCATAGTATTAGCCTCTGCTCAAGTAGATGCAAACGCAATTGTTACTGCTAACGCTAATGCAATAAAACCATTTAGTGCTGCTATTACAGCAGACGCTACTGTCACAAGTGATGCAACAAGAATACGATTAAATACTGGTTCTATAAATGGAACTGCTGATGTAAGTGCTGTTTACTTACGCATAAGAAATGGTGCAGGTTCAATTACAGGTAACGCTACTGTAACTGCACTAGGTTCGTTTGAGATTACAGGTTCAGCAAGTATTACTGCTAACGGTTCAGTAGAACTTAATTATGTAGTTATAAGAACAAATGCTGCAAGCATTACAGGAAATGCAACTGTATCTTGTTTAGGAGGATATGTAGTAAGTGGTAATGGACACATAGTCGCTAATGCAAGTGTCTATTGTTTAGGTGGTATTGTAGCAGGTGCAAGTGCATCTATTACACCTATAGCCACAGTTACAGCAAACGGAATTATACAAGGTGAAGGATGGACACCTGTCACACCATCTTCAGATACATGGACACCATCATCAGCAAGTTCAGACACATGGACAACAATTTCACCATCATCAGATACATGGCTTAGACAAGGATAAAAAATGGCAAAAACCAAAATTTCAGAATTTAGCACAACAGCAGCAGATAATACAGATATAACTAATATCAATATTGCTGAAGGTTGTTCACCAGCTAACTTAAACAACGCTGTTCGTAGTTTAATGGCATTACTTAAAGACCAACAAACAGGTTCTAGTGGTGACCCATTTACAGTAGCAGGTACATTAGTTTCTTCAGGCACAGTTGATATTACAGGTGCATTTAGACTAGATGGAACTGCAGGTGCTTCTGGTCAAGTATTGTTATCAGCAGGCGGTAGCACAACACCTACATGGGGTACTGCTTTTGTAGCTGGCATGATAATGCTATGGTCAGGTTCTTCAGCCACTATTCCTAGTGGATGGTTATTATGTGATGGTTCAAGTTCTACTCCAGACTTACGTAACCGTTTTGTAGTAGGTGCTACATCTACTTATGCTGTAGGTGCAACAGGTGGTAGTGCAGATGCTATAGTCGTATCTCATACTCATACTGCAACTGTAACAGACCCTGGACATGCACATACACTTCCTTATAGTGCTGCAGATACAGTTGGTGGTGGAAATGCAGGTATTCGTGATAGTGGTACAGTTAGCACTTCTACTGCAACAACAGGTATTACAGTAGCAAACTCTACAACAGGCTCTAGTGGTACTAATGCTAACTTACCTCCTTACTATGCTCTTTGCTATATTATGAAGGCTTAATATGCCAGTACAACGCATATCTTTTAAAGACTGGTTACCTGACCAACCTAGTATATTAGACTCTGTATCAGAAGCTAATAATGTCATTCCTTTAGCTGTAGGATATGGTCCATTTAAGTCAGCAGTAACATTTTCAAGTGCAGCTTCAGAAAACTTGAATAATTGCTTTGCTGCTAAACTAGACAATGACGTATTTATCTTTGCTGGTGGTGCTACTAAACTATTTAAAGTAGACAATAATGACTTATCTCTAGTAGACAAGTCTAAGTCAGGTGGTTATACAGGTACAAATAGATGGCAATTTTTACAGTTTGGTAGTCTTGCAATTGCATCTAATGGCTCTGAAAAGATACAGTCTTTTGACGTAAACAGTTCTACAGCTTTTGCAGACGTAAGTTCAGATGCCCCTATTTCTAAATACATTACAGTAGTTCGTGACTTTGTAGTCGCAGGTAATATTGGTGCAGGTACATCACCTAGTAAGGTGCAATGGTCAGGTATCAATGATGCAAGCACTTGGACTACTACAGCAACATCTCAAAGTGACTATCAAATTATCCCTGATGGTGGTGATATCACCGGTGTCGTAGGTGGTGAGTTTGGTATTGTATTCTTAGAAAAAGCCATTGTCAGAATGTCATATATAGGCACACCGCTTATATTCCAATTTGACACTATCTCTCGTAACGTAGGTTGTATAGAAGGTAATTCTATAGCACAATACTCAGGTACAGCTTACTTCTTATCAGATGACGGTTTTTATGCGACCAATGGTCAAACATTAACAGGTATAGGCTCTGAAAAAGTAGACAGATACTTCTTTAACAACGCTAACATTGGTGATATTGACTCTATATCAACAGCAGTAGACCCTGAACGTAATTTAGTCATTTGGAATTATGGCAATATTTCTGGTGGTCGTTCACTACTTATCTATAACTTTGAAACACAAAAATGGTGTGAAGCAGATACAGATGTAGACTATTTATCTACACTAGCTACTCCAGGTGCAACATTAGACGGTCTTGATGCTGCTTACAATATTAATGCAGGTTCATTTGTCGTAGGCAAGTCTTATACAATTAGAACAGTAGGCAATACAAGTTTTACAGCTATAGGTGCAGTTGCTAATACTGTAGGTGTATTATTTACAGCTACAGGTGCAGGCTCAGGCACAGGTGTAGCCATAGATATGGCAGCATCAGCAGCAGGACTTAAAACAGAAAATACACTTGTAACAACACTAGACGATAGACTATATAAAGGCGGTAAGTTCTTATTCGGTGGTGTTCGTGATACTAGAATTATTACATTCACAGGAACTAACGCTACAGGTTCTATCATTACTAATGACCTAGAATATGGTTATAACTCTGTCTTAACTCTTATTAGACCTTCTGTAGATAATGGCTCTGCAAACGTGCAAGTAGCAAGTCGTAGAATGTTAGATGATACTATTACTTATAGTTCATCTGTATCAGCTACAGCAGAAGATAGATGCTCTGTAAGAAGTGCAGGTCGTTATCATAGAATAGCTTTAACACCTACCGGTGCTAACTGGTCATCTGCAATTGGTATGGATATAGATTACTCTGAACAAGGAACTAGATAATGGCACGTAGTGATATGTACCGTAAACTACCTTGGACAGGTGGTGATGCTAGAAGTGTAGCTGAAATTGTGAACAACCTTGTAGAAGGTAAGTCTAACAATACAGGTGATATTACATTAGTTGCAGGTGGTGCTTCATCTACAACTATCTATGATGAACGTATAGGTTATAACTCTTATATTGGGCTAGAACCTAAAACACAAACGTCAGCTAGTACATACTTCCCATACGGTGCGTTTCAAGATACAACAGACCAAAGTTTAGCAACTATTACAGCTACAGGCAATATTACACTTGATACTACAGACTACTCTTTAGGCACAAGTCGTGTAGATGGTTATAAGATAAAAGTAGACTATTCTGGTCTTTATAACGTTCAGTTTAGTATTCAGCTTGCTAATGATGATTCACAAATACAAGACGTAGATATATGGTTTAAAAAGAATGGTTCAGATGTTGCAGGTTCTAACAGTAAGTTTTCTGTAGATAGTAAACATGGTAGCGTTAAAGGTCATGTTATTGCAGCATTAAACTTTAACATAGAACTTGCTAAAGATGATTATGTAAGTTTAGCATGGGCTACAAGCTCTAAATTAGTAACAGTAGAACATTTAGCAGCACAAACAACACCTACTAGACCTGCAACACCTAGTGCTATTGTTACTATTCAGTATTTAAGTGCTAACTCATTTACAACTAACTTATTTACAGAGCCTTACATTAGCTCACAACAAAATGGACAAGCAACTATCAGTCACCCTGCAAATACAGGCACGAATAAGGTATATCGTTATATAATAGTAGGATGATTTTACATTACATACCTAAAGACCAGCTTAGGACTCATTGGGAGTTTATTAAACATGGTCTTGAAATAGTCAGAAGCAAAGGTCATCCTGAGTGGTTAGCAGAGGATGTCTATTGTGATTGTTACGAACAGCGTTCTATGGCATTTCTAGCTATAGCCGATAACAAACCTTATGGCTTTGTAGTATTACAGCCTATGGGTAATGCACTTCATGTATGGGCAGCATGGTCATCAATTAATCACGAATTACTACTTCAAGAAGCATGGCAAGAAATTCAAGCAATAGCAAAACAAGGCAGTAAAACAAGAATTACTTTTACATCTCAAAGACGTGGCTGGGATAAAAAAGCTCTACACATGGGTTTTAAACCTTCAACATGGGAATTTACACTTTAAGGAAAGCAACATGAAATTATTTGGTTACGATTTAGGATATAACAATTCATTAAAAGATAAAATGTATTGGCTTGTTACAGGATTTATGACTCGCAATGGGTTTATGTTATGGGGAGGCGACCCAGAACCGCAAAAAACAACAACTGGTATTGACCCGTCTATGAGACCTTATGTTGAAAGAGGTTTATCAGAGGCTCAAAAACTATACGAAACATATACACCAAAATATTTTGAAGGTCAAACTTATGTTAGTCCATCTGCACAAACAGAATCAGCATTAAAGATGGCAGAAGCTAATGTTGGTGCTACTACACCTGTAATTGGTGAGTTATTAGGTCAACAAAGAAACGTATTAGGTGGTCAATACTTAGGACCTAACCCATATCTTGAAGCAGCTTTAAAACCAGCACAAGATTTAGCAGCAAAACAATATTATGATGCTATTAATCAAACAAGAAGTAATTTATCTGGTTCTGGTCGTTTAGGTTCAGGAGCACAAGTACAATTAGAAGGATTAGCAGGTGAAAATTTAGCTAATGCTTTAGTTAATCAAGCAGGTAATGCAGCATATCAAAACTATGCCACAGAACGTGGTTTACAAGAAAGTACTGCTAGATATATACCACAACTTCTACAATCAACTTATGCACCTTCATCACAATTATTAAATGTTGGTCAAGCACGTGAAGATTACTCTAATAAAGCATTGCAATCAGATATTGACCGCTTTAACTTCCAACAAAACTTACCATACCAAAGACTTGCACAATTTACTTCTACAGTAGCTGGTCAACCATTAACTACTACATCAACAACATCAGGTGGTGGCAAGATAGTATGTACAGCTATGAACGCTGAATATGGCTTTGGTAGTTTCCGTAACGCTATCTGGTTAGCTCAATCTAAAGACTTAGACCCAGCATACGAAAAAGGTTATCACACTCTATTCTTACCATTAGTAAACTATGCTTACAAAGCAGGTGAAAAGAATGCCCTACAACGCATTTTAAGGGGTGTTTTAGAGCATATCGCAAGACACCGTACTGCTGATATATGGAAACAAAAAAGAGGTAAAACTAGAGACAATATTGGCATGATTTATCGTGCTATCTTAGAACCAATATGCTATGTAGTAGGAAAGGTAGGCAGATAATGAGTGACCCAATAACAGCAGCAGCAATAGGTGCAGGTATAAGTGGTGGCACATCTTTATTACAAGGTAAAAGCGTAGGTAAATCATTAAAAAATGCAGCTATAGGTGCTGCATTAGGTGGTACTGGAGGCTATTTAGGTGGTGCTATGGGTGGTGCAGGTGGTGCAGGAGCTACAACAGGAGGCACAACAGGTAATCTTGGAAATGCTATAGCTACAGAAGGTGCATCAAATATGGGTAATATTGGTATGGCTAATATGTTTAATACTGGAGCTGGAACTACATTAGGTCAAGCAGGTACTTATGCTCAAGGTTTAAATCCTGAATTATATACAGGCTCTATGGGTATGTTTGACGTAGCTAAAAACTCAACACTTGGGTACAACCCAACATTTTTAGGCGGTCAAGGACCAGCAACATTTGCAGGTGGTGGAGGTTATGACACATCATTATTAGGTGGATTAAAACGTGGTGTAAGCGGTATCATGCCAGGTGATGTTCTAATGAGTAACCCAGTAGGATATGGAAACTTAGCACTTAATGCTTATAGTACTATGAATCAATCACAAGCTCCATTACAACCATCTCCAACGTTAAGCTCTCAACAACTTATGGGTCAACAAGGTCCAGTTCCTGTTCCACAATTTAACAGCATGGCACAATTACCAAGAAAACCAATTTACATAGGATAAATCATGGCATTATTTGATAACAACCCAATATCAGCACTTACTAATCCAATTAAATCTGGTATTGGTAATTTGTTTGAAGGTATAACACCTTTTGGTAGCACTATACCTGGTGGTATTTTAGAAGGGCAAGATGAAGAAAAGTTACGCAATCAAGCATTAATACAAGGTTTATTAGGAACTGCTGCTACATATCTAGCAACACCTAAAAACTTAAATGTAGGTTCACCATTACCTTATTTAGGTAAAGCCTTCTTAGGTGGTATGAACGCATCTCAAGATGTAATAGACAGAGCTTTAACTGCCCAATATAGAAAACAGTTAGCAGGAAGAAGCGATAATCTTAGAACGTATGAAAAAGATGGACTAAAAGTAACAGAAGAATATGACCCAATAGAGAAGAAATTTAAAGTAATAGCAACAAATCCTTTAAATGTTCCTAAAGAAGAAAAACCAAGGCAATATACTGGAAATTTTGAAAACGTTGCAATTAATATGTTTCCTAATGTTGACCCAATGGACCTTACTGAAGCTCAAAGAAAACAAGTGTTTAATGCAGTTGAAAGATTAACTGCTGCTGGAACATTAGCAAGATTACCATTACAAGAACAAGAGGCAGCATATAATATTGGCAGACCTCAACAATCAATCCCAGTAACTGCTGGTGGAAAAACATATTACTTTAAAGACCAAAATTCAGCAAACGCATTTAGACAGAAAGCAGGTATTAAATAATGGCTACTTTAGATGAATTAGCAGCACAATTTGGTGGAAGTTCTCAACCATTTGATATGCCTTTAGAAGCACCAGAAGGTATAAGAGTGCCTTGGCAAGGATTGCCACCAAAAAAAGCAGATGAAGCTCGTTTAAGAGCAAGTGAACAAGCTCGTAAAAAAATTGACGAAAATGTAAAAGTAGTTCAAGAAGGAGCTAGAGTTCTTAAAGATATGGAAGAGTTTGGAGCATTAAATCGTGAAGCTAGAACTGGTGAATGGTATACAGGTATTCAACCAAGTTTTTTACAAGGTTCTGCTGAACAAAAAATGGAAGCTATTACATCAAAATTAGCTCCAGCTCAACGTATAGAAGGTTCTGGCACTACATCTGATAAAGATATTGCAATGTTTGTAAAAGCAGTTCCATCTATAAATAAAAAAGGTGATGTTAACCAATCTATCAGAGAAAACTTTGCTAAACAATATGATAGGTCAAGAGCAAAATTACAATACCTACAAGACTATTATGACCAATATGGGCACTTAAATGGTGCTGATACATTGTGGGAAAAAGAACAAGATAGGTATTTAGCTAAACCACAATCTGCTGCACAACCTATGCAAGAACAAATGGCACAACCAACATTACAAGCTCAACCATCTTACAAAGGGTTAAAAATTAATCAAAAAGTAAATGGCTGGAAGTATTTAGGTGGAGACCCTAACGACCAAAATTCTTGGAGTAAATAACTATGGCAGCAAATAACCCATGGGAAATGTCTTGGAAAGAAGATACTACAGTTACTAAAGGTGAGCAAGGTTCTTCTCCTTGGACAATGAATTGGCAAGAAGATAAAGCAAAACCTACAAAAAAACTATCAGCAATTGAACAAATTAGAACAGGGAACTTTCCTACTGCTGAAAGATTTAGAGCTGGTTATGCACAAATGCCAGAATATTTACAAGACCCTTATTTAGGTTTAAGTACAAGTAATATTGGTAAAGTAGGTGCTGAGATGTTTCCTGGAGTAACTAAATTTATCAGTCAAACAATACCTGAAAAATTAATGCAAAGTGCTTTAAAACCTACTCAAAAACAATTGGAAAGTGGTAAAGCAGCAACAGCAGTTAAAACTATGCTAGAAGAAGGTATTAACCCAACTCAAATAGGTGTTAAAAAATTAGAAAATAAGATTACAGATATTAATAATCAGATTGTAAATAAAATTGGCTCATCTACAGGCACAGTAAGTAAAACTGATGTTCTTAAATACTTAGATGATATAGAGGCTAAAAAACTTAAACAAGTTAATCCATCTGATGACATAGCTGCTATTAACAAAGTAAGACAAGAATTTATGGCTTACAATCAACCTATTATTAAAACTACAAGTCAAACTATTCCTGTGCAATTAGCTCAAGAGTTAAAACAAGGTACATATTCTGCATTAAAGAAAAAATATGGTCAACTTGGTTCTACAGAAGTAGAAGCTCAAAAAACATTAGCACGTGGATTAAAAGAAAAAGTAGGTGAAGCAGTACCTGAAGTTGTTGGACTTAATAAAAAAGAATCAGAGCTTATTGACACATTAGATGTTGTTGAACGTAGAGCATTAATGGAACTTAATAAAAATCCTGCAGGTCTTGCATTATTAACAGAATCACCTCAACAGTTTGCTGCATTTATGGCTGATAAAAGTGCGTTGTTTAAATCTTTACTTGCTAGAGGTATTTATAATTTTAATAAAATATCACAGCCAGTACAAGGGCTTTTAAATACGCCTCAAGCAGCTAGGGGTGCAAGTATTTTATCTCCATATATAGAAGAATAAGGAATTGTAATGGTAAAGTCAGACGTAGAATCACGTTTAAGTACGCATGAAGAAGTATGTGCGTTACGTTATGAGCAAATAAACGCAAGACTCAAACGCCTAGAACAAATCTTATTAGGTACAGCAGGTTTTGTTATTGTTTATCTACTAACTAATGGAATGAAATAATGCAATCATTAAGAAACTTAATAGCATTACTTGTAGGTATGTCCATAGGTATGTTATTAGCACTTTCTATGGATGCTAAAGCAGCAGATACAACTACTATCAATTACAAAGGTCAACCACCACCAAGTGCCATTAGCCCTTCTATAAGTGCTTTTAGCCAAGACGTTTGTATTGTTCCTGTTACTGGTTCTGTATCTAGTACATTGTTTGGCTTAAGTGGTGGCTCTGGCTATAAAGACGTAAACTGTGAACGTATTAAATTAGCTAAAACTCTTAATGACTTAGGTCTTAAAGTTGCAGCAGTATCTATACTTTGTCAAGATGAAAGAGTATTTGAAGCCATGATACAGTCAGGTTCACCATGTCCTATAAACGGTTCTATAGGTGACGCTGCTAAACGTGGTTGGTATGAACGTAACCCTTCTATATTTAAGAAACTATATGGCGATACATACACGATACCGCTTGTTCTTGACGAGCCTATTACTACTTCTATCCCTACAAGGAAATAATGCTTATGCTTGGTATTGCAACTATACTCCAACGCCTGAAGGTTATATGCTTCCAGGTTCTCTCGTATGTAATGGCATTGACCCACAAATTGCACTTAAAGACTATTGGTGCGTATCTTATAACCCAAGTGACCCAATTTGCGGTGCGTATCAAGCACCTGCTTGTTCAGACTTGGTTGAAAATCAAACCACAGCTTGTACGTTACCTCATTATAGCGGTGCTGTTAATCAAAGCAGGACTTATAGTTGTTCTTCAAGCTCTTGGTCACCTTGGACAGAAACTTCTAACAATTGCACGCAAGACCCTCCAACGTGTCAAGCAAGTACTGAAACTAGACAACTAGCCTGTCAAGCAGACTATGTAGGTTCAGTTACAGAAACTAGAAATTCATCTTGTCCTGACCCTTATGGTAATGATGTATGGGGAGCATGGGTAGAAACAAATAATACATGTGTTAAGAGTGCTACAAACGTCACCAACGTAAGTTCTCCAGTTAGCCCTAGCTCACCCCTTAACCCTGTAAATAATCCACCTCCTGCACCACCACCTGCTGTTGCTCCAGAGGTAAACCCATTAGCTGCACCTGAACCACCTAGAGTAGAGTCAGCTCCTGTTAAGGTTGAACAACCAAAACAAGAAACTAAAAGCGAGCCAAAAGCAAAAGAAGACAGTCCAAAAGACCCACCAAAGGCTGAACAAAAGAGTGAGAGCAAGGATAGTCCTAAACTTGACGTACCAAAGGGTAAAGAGCTTGTACATGGCTTTGGGATAGTCCTTTCTTTAGAAATACTTAACAGACCTATTATACAGCAAATTGAATTAACAGATGCTTTCAAATTTGATACGGAGATAAACAATGAGTTCGGAAAAAATCAAAACCTTCAACTTGAGCTTATCCAGCTCGGCACTTCTGAAGTTGATTTTAATAGCATTGCCAATAGTGGCTG